GGACGACGACGGAGCGACAATCCTAGCCACACTGAGGGCAGCCAGCACCCTCGGGTTGGCCGGGGTGCGGCTGGTCGGCTTCCGGGCTGTCCCGGTGAGCTCTCCCACCGGCGTGGTCGGGGGAGAGCTCCCGGGCAGCCATGCCATGTATCTGGAGCGCGGCCGAGCATGGTCCTGGGGTGCTCCGCTTGATCTGACCCGGTTCCCCGACTGGGAGCCCGAGGAAGCCTGGGAGTTGTTCTGGCGATGACGATCACCCGGCCGTGCTATGCCACTCGCGAGCAGGTAATGCGTGCGGTGGATATCAAGTACGCCGCTTACATGAGTGACGCGGTTGACCGCGCCATTGAGTCGGCAAGCGACAATGTCGACTCATTCATGAAGCGCCAGTTCTTTCCGACCACCCAGACCATCACCTTTGACTGGCCAAGCATGGACAGCCCGGTGCCGTGGCGGCTCTGGCTGAATCAGTTCGAGCTAGCTGACCATCCGGATCTGGTTGTGACCGGAACATATCTGCCGAGCCCGGTTGTGATCACCCCGGCGCAGTACATCCTGAAGCCGGACGATGGGCCGCCATTCACGCGCCTGGAACTACGGCGTGACCTGAACGCCGCGTTCGGAAGCAACCCCACTCCCCAGAACGATATCGGCATCACCGGCCGCTTTGGCTACTGGACAAAGACGCGCCCGGCCGGAAAGACAACGGCCGCAATTGTCGACACGACCGGCACGACTATCAGCATCAACAACAGCGCTGCCATCGGGGTTGGCGACCTCTTGTTCATCGGTACCGAGGCGCTGTTGGTTACCGGCAAGCAATCGGTCACGACCGGCGTTGCCTGGACCGGCCTGACTACCGCGCAGGCGGCCGATAACACAGTGGGCGTTCCGGACGGCACGCTGTTCTTTCCTGGCGAGGTCTTGATCGCCAATTCCGAGCGGTTGCTGATACTGGACGTCGTCGGTAACAACCTGATCGTCAAGCGCGCGTTTGACGGTACCGTCCTGGTTGCTCACAGCGCCGGTACGTTGTTCGCCCAGAGGAACCTGACGGTCACCCGGGGCGAGGTCGGCACGACGGCGGCCACCCATCTGACCAACGTGGTGTGCAACGCCAATCTGGCCCCTTCCCAGGTCCGTGATCTAGCGCTCGGGGAGGCCATTGTGCAAACCGCCAACGAGGTCGGCGCATACGCCGGCCAGGCTGGCTCGGGCAACGTCTCGGACATCGGCGCGAGCCTGGCGGACAAGTGGGAAGAGACAGAAGCCAAGTATGGCCGCAAGGCTAGGCAGAGGGCAGTCTGATGGCAGCCAAGATCGAGTACGAGCGTTCCGGCCCGTTCTTCGACAAGATTATCCGGGACGAGATCATCCATCGCTACTGCGAGCATACCGAGAACACGCTCGGCGAGATGGGCCTGGAATTCATTCAGGCCTACCTGCCAACGGTTTACAACCGTGGTCGGCTCAAGACAAACCGGGGTGGTCGGCGTGATCGGGTAGACCCGCACCCAGGCCTTTACGAGAGCTCCATTCACACAGAGCGCGCCACTGTCGACCATCTGATTATCACCGACACCCCCGTGGTTTATGGGCCATGGCTGGAGGGCGTCGGGTCCAGGAATTTCCCGGCAACACGATTCCGGGGATACCACACGTTCCGCAAGATCACTCGGCGGCTGGATGTGCTTGCCGAGGAAGTTGGCTACGCGGAACTCACACCGTATGTGGAGGAACTCAATGCATGACAAGAACTACGGCCTCGGCGAAGAGCCGGCCAAGGGCCTCGTGGAAATGAGCTGTTCCTGCCTGACGTGCATCGGCGAATACCAGATGGCCATTCAGGACATCGAGAACGGCGTCCTGCACGATGGTCACAAGCCGGTCATACCGATCATCAACGCTGCCGTGACGCTGGCCCCCACCTGGCAGCAGACCACACTCATGGGCCAGATGGTCATGGCCTGTGTTACCGTCCCAAGCTGTATGCGGCATCTCAGCACCGAGAAGAAGAGCCACATCCAGCGCGCCACTGCTAGCGGGCTGGCCCTGGGGAACTAATGCCATTCAACGCGGATTCCGTGAACACCCTGTTCGACAGGGCCATTAGCTATGCCCTGCAGACGGGAATGTTCGACTCGGTCAATGGCCACGAGCCTAAGTCTGCACCGGGCAACGGGGTCACGTGTGCGGTGTGGGCGCAGGATATCGGCCCCATCCGGGCTGGCGGTCTTAGTGCGACCTCCGGAGCGGTTGTTCTCCAGCAGCGCATTTACACCAACTTCATCCAGCAGCCGTTTGACCAGATCGATCCAGAGGTTATGGCGGCTGTCGCAAACCTGATGTCGGCCTATTCGGGCGACTTCAATTTCGGCGGACAGGCCGACGTCAGGTTTGTAGATCTGCTCGGAGCCTATGGGCCATCGCTTTCGGCCCAGGCTGGCTACATCGATATCGATCACAAGATCTACCGGGTCATGACTCTAACCGTTCCGATCATCATCAACGATATGTTTGCACAGGTGGCGTAATGGCGAAGCAATCAGGACTGGGCGACAACCTCTACTACAACGGCTTTGACGTGTCGGGGTCGGTCCTGAGCGTCGACAAGATTAGCGGTGGGCCAGCATTGCTTGACGTCACTCCGCTCACCAAGTTCGCCAACGCCCGAATCGGCGGCAAGCGTGACGGCAGCATGAGCTTCACCAGCTGGCTGGAAACCATCCTGACGGTGAACACCCCAGGAGTGCCCGCCTCGGGTACGCCGCAGGCTAACATCCTGAACCAGCCTGTGCAGGTCACAGTCACGGGTGGTACCGGAACTAACGTCGCGATCAACGGCGTGCTCCAGGGCACATTCAACGCCACGTACACGGTGCCAGCGCTCGGGACGATCACACTGACATATACCGTGGCGCCAACCTGGAACTGGTTCTCGCTCGGCGTAGCGCACCAGGCATTCAGCCCGCTGTTGCGTGCCGATTCCCAGGCCATGTATTTCCGAGGCACAGCATTGGGCGTCCCGGCCTGCTGCTGTGTAGCCAAGCAGGACAACTACGACCCCACCCGGGATAACGCCGGAGGCATCAACGCCAAGATCGATATCGAGGCCAATGGCTTCGGAATCGAATGGGCTCGGACGCTCACGCCGGGGCTGCGCACCGACAATGGCCCGGTCACGGGCGCATTCTTCGATCTCGGTGCCGCCTCGGCTTTCGGGTGCCAGGCCTACCTCCAGCTGATCGAGCTTGTCGGCACAAACGTCGATGTCACCATTACGCATGCGACCACTTCGGGCGGGACCTACACAACGCTGGTTGACTTCGCTAGCCAGACTGCAATCGGCGGATACCGGGTCGCAACGGCAAACAACGTCGCCGTCAATGAATTCGTCAAGGTGGTAACAGCCGGGACATTCACCCAGGCCGTTTTCGCCGTGGCGTTCGTTCAGAATCCAATCGCTGGGCAGGTGTTCTGATGATACTGAATGGAAACCTCAATCGCATTCCTCCGAGGCTGGGCCCCGAGCACTTCCGAACATATTCCATTGACGCGCCGCTCGCCACCCACTGGAAGAAGGCGACGTGTGAGGAATACGAGTGCGATGACTTCCTGTACGGATTCGTACTGACCATTGATCCGTCAACCGATCTCGGGCAGCGCCAGCTGGCCTACGTCAAGCAGGACAAGTCCAGGAGAGGAGTCGTCCAGGCTGTCGGGCCGAACCTGATCAAGGTGATGTATGGCCCGGGCAACCCTTGCTTCGAGCCCAAGAAGAGCACGCACCGCGTTCCGATTGGCCGTCCGCCTTTCTTCCTGGTACACGGCGGCGACTGGCGGGGTGACCCGCGCGGTATCGGAAGGCTAGTCCACCGTCGCCCAGAAGACTGGGTCGACGATTTCGCCAACAACCAGATCGCAATCTCGCAAATGGTAGGGAAAGGGTAGCAATGGCTAAGACCGCTGGTCTCGGTAGCGTCTCGATCATCGACGATGCGAGCGGGACCCCGCGCACCATCAGCAACGACATCACCAACTACTCATTCAGTACGCCGCGCGCCACTCAGGATGTGACCGGCCTGGACAAGAGCGCCATTGAGCGCATCCTGCTTCTGGCCGATTACACCAACACCCTAAACGGCGTCTTCAACACCACGGCGAACCAGAGCCACGACGTGTTCAAGACCGTTCCAAGCACCTCGGTCGCTCGCACCACAAGCCTTCAGGTGCTGTCCGGCGGTGGCACTCCGCAACTGAACTGTGAGGTGCTGTACACCGACTACCAGATCACCCGTGCCGCTACCGGCGAGCTCACCTGGCAGGTGCCGGGCTCGCTCGCCGACGGTACCGTTCCCACCTGGAGCTGACCATGGGCTATTGCCCTGAGCCGACCACGTATCGCCTGGAATTCGAGGGCGCGGACATGGACGGCCTCCAAGTCAAGATGGGCTCGCTGACCGTGGGCGAGTACGGCAAGATGGTCAGGATGATGACCGTCACAAAGCGCGACGAGGCGGGTGACGCCAATGACGAAATCGTCCGCATGTTCTCGGCGTCGCTTATCTCGTGGAATGTGGAGGACAAGTCCGGACAGCCGGTTCCGACAACCCTGGCCGGCGTCGAGACTCAGGAACAGCGCTTCATCCTGCGCCTATTCACCGCCTGGCATAAGGCGATGGAGGAGGTGGGTGACGACCTGGAAAAAGACTCGCCCTCTGGCGCGATCACGCTGGAGGCATCACTCGGGATGGCGAGCCAATCCGAGAGCCTGCCGAGTGGGCTGAGGCCGAACTCACCCTAGCTCTTTGCGATAGGTTCCGGTGCGTTCCGTCTGTGGCCAAGGCCGAGGACATATCCGTCCTGAGGATGCTTCACATGGAGGCCATTATGAAGCCGAGAAGGGAGGGACCGATAGATGGCGAAT